TATAAATGTACTCTGGTGCATTTATAAAACAAGAAAGGTATGCTAAATGGGACTAAATTTAATCACAAAAGCGGAATATAAAACATACGCTAGCATCACCAGTACTAATCAAGATGCAGAAATCGACCTACTGATTCCAAAAGTAAGCGAACTAGTAAAAACATATTGCCGCCGCACATTCGTAGACTACTACGACGAAGCAAAAACTGAAGTATTTGACGGAGGCTACGGCTCGCTGATCTTAAAAGAAACACCTGTCACACAAGTTATCAGTGTTCAACAAAGCACAGACTATGGCCAAACTTACGCTAAGTTAACCAAGTTCGCAGACTGGGTACCAACAGGAGACTTTGTAGTAGCAATTGATCCCAGCGGATTTAAGCCAATGATCAATGGTTATAAAGTGAGTTATTTTGCTGGATACGAAACAGTACCAGAAGACCTGCGTTTGGCAGTACTAGACTTAGTTACATACTATCGCAAAAATGACGGTGCTATTCATTCAACTAAAGCACCTGGCACAAATGCTGTGCAAATTGAATACATTTCAACTACTAGCTTGCCTGCACACATTAAACGCGTCTTAGACTTTTATGTGGCGGATTATACATGAGTATAGCAGATTTTAGTGAAGCTTTAAAATCTCCGGCACTCAAGGCTTGGTTTCAACGACTGAGCACAGATAATATCTTAAAAATGTCTGCAAAAGACATTCGTAAAAAAGAATCAAGCAAAGAGTTTAACTCTTTTTATATCACTACTAAAACAGTATCGGATATAATTGAGAAACTATCTGGAGCACAAGCCTCCCCAGACCAAGTTACAGAAGTATTCAAAAAACTAGCTTCTGTTAAATATGGTCGCGGAAGTTCCGGCAAAGACATTAACGAGCCTTATGTTGAGGGCCAAGCGCTGTATTATCCAAGAATTAGTATGGGTAATATATCGACGCTGTTGGACACAGGATTTGAAACTGTACTAGAAGAAGCCAAGAAAAGAAATCCAGAAATCCAGATAAGTGATTACTTCCAAAAAGGTCACGTTTTTGGTATTTTTCCTAAAAAGCTGGCACAAACTCGCAAATCTCTTGCTACAAATAATACACTAACAGATCAAGCCAGAAAGCTGTTAGTAGGATTCTTAGAAGATCTCGAAAAGCAACTAGAAGCTGAAGACTTAGCTACTTCTAATTTAAAAACGCCAGGGTATGGCTTATACGCAAAATACAGAAAAAGACCTAATAGTTATCTAGTTGAAATGCAACTAGTAGAGGACAATGAAGCCGCTGGTCGAGCACAAGCAACATTATCTAAGGCGGTACGTAAATATCTAAATCCAGGTGCAATTAAATTTACCCAAGGTGGCGGAATTAAGTTTACCGAAGGTGACGCAGAGCAGCGTATTAGGCAGTTAATGGAAGACAACGTGGAGAAGCTACTTGGTTCAAAGGGCTCGCCTTCGATGTTGGACTTAATCAAAGAAACTATGGTAGCCACATTACGTGGTAAACAAGTTAGTTCTAAAGAATACAGATCGCCTAATGTAAAAGTAGCTCATGCAAAGCCTGCAGCAATAGACGCTAGGGTGGCAAAAACTCAGATAAAAAAAGACCTAGCTCAAGTTAAAAAACTAAAGCAGTCTGTTAAAGCAGTACCTAAGTTTGAGCAAAACAGGCCAAGCAGCACAAACCTAACTAGCCTGCAAAACTTAATAAATAGCCGACTGCAGGATGCGGTCAGTGCCAACATGGGTGACGGAGATAGTCGTCGAGTACTAAACTACCGAACAGGTCGACTAGCTGCCAGCGCTAAAGTTGAAAGACTAACCGAGTCTCGCACAGGCATGATTACTGCTTTTTATAGTTATATGAAAAACCCGTATGCAACGTTTAGTGAAGGTGGACAGCAACAGTCTCCCAAATCACGTGACCCTAAAGCATTAATCTCCAGGTCAATCAGAGAAATTGCTGCAGAATATGCAGTAACTAAATTAAGGGCGGTAAACGTATGAGTCGTAGAACTTCAATTGTAAAAGCGCTAGCAGAAAAACTTAAACTAATTGACGGCAACCTACCTTATCAAGTCAATCTTAATAACAACGCATACGCAAAGCTAAAGTTCTGGGACGAAGTCCAAGACTTTCCTGCGGTGTATTGTACGCCTGGTTCGGAAATGCGTGAATACCATCCAGGCGATTTCGCATGGGGATTTTTAGGTGTTGCTGTTAAAGTTTACTGTCGCGGCGAAGAAGCTCAAGACGAGCTTGAAAAACTATTAGAAGACATAGAGCGTTGCGTAGACAGCAATAGAAATCTGGTCTATGATACCAATACTGGATATGATACCACAGAGATTTTAATCCAGTCAATTACAACTGATGAAGGGCTATTAGCTCCCTATGCAGTTGGTGAAATTAACTTACAAGTCCGATACCAGATTATGTAAGAAACCGTACCGAACGTGCCAGCAACAGATAAATGTCTAGTTAAGGTACCGTGGTACTAACTAAAAGGAAATGAGATATGTCATTTAATTTAATTCGCAACAGTCGAGTATTCTTTACTACGAACGTTAATTCAGGCACAGGTGTAGTGGCCTCAACAGGCTTTACTCCAACTAACACACGCGAAATCCAAGTATTGGATGGTTTCAGCTTTAGCCAAAACACAACTCAAGAAACTGTTACACTAAACGAAGCCGGTGCTACACCTGTTCGTGGTCAGCGCAGTTTTAACACAGCTCTTGATCCAGCAGACTTTTCGTTTACAACTTATATGCGCCCTGCTGATGCTGGTGTTAATATTACTTGTGAAGAATCTGTGTTATGGAACGCAATGTTCTCTGATGATGCTATTGGCAGTGCTACAGCTGCTTGGGCTGACGGAATTCCCAAGGCCACTTGTACAGTTGAAAACAGTAATACTCACCAGCTACAAAAGTTTGGTATGATTATTACTATTGACACCACTACATTTATTATTGATAACTGTGTGTTAAACACAGCCACAATTGATTTTGGACTAGACGCTATTGCATCAATTCAGTGGGCAGGTCAAGGCGGTGTGCTACGTCAAATCACAACACCAACGCTAAGCGGTACAGGTACTATTACTTTTGCAGGCAGCTTAACGGGTACTGCGCTGGGCAAGAACACAACAGCTCCTTATATTGCCAACAAATTGTCAACTGTTAGCTTGGATGCTGGCATTGGCGCAGGTGGTACAGCATACACACTAGCATTAACTGGTGGTAGCTTAACAATCTCTAACAACGTTACTTACTTAACGCCAGCTAACTTAGCTGAAGTTAACAAGCCAGTTACTTACTTTACTAGCACTCGTGCTATTAGTGGTACCCTAAACTGCTACTTACGTACAGGAAGTGGAAACAGTGCCGACCTAATGTCGCAAATGTTAGCAACTTCTAGCAGCGACGTTAACCCTGCTTTCTATATTAAGATTGCAGTTGGTGGCAGTGCAAACGTAACTCACGTTGACTTTACAATGCCTGCCGTTGTACTTTCTATTCCAGCTGTAAACGCTGAACAAGTTGTTTCAACAACTATCAACTTTACTGCACAAGGTTACACAGGTTCTGCATTTGACATTGGTCAATCAAACGAACTAACTATCGACTACGTTACAGCAAACGCTTAATCGGTCTTTTTAAAGGGTTGGCCTGATCCCCAACCCTCTTTTTTCAACCTAATACAATAATATGTCAAATATCTCTTTAAAATCTCTGTTAGTTCCTTCAAAATCTGTAGAGGTCGAGTACCCTGGGTTTGCTGGGTTTAAAATTAGTGTGGCGTTCTTATCGCGTGAAACACTTTTAAACATTCGTAAAAAGTCAACTAAGACCAGCTTCAAAAACCGTCAGGCATCTGACGATTTCAACGAAGACATGTTCTTACAGCTTTATGTTGAAAATGCTGTAAAAGGTTGGAGTGGGCTAAAACTAAGTTACTTGGAGCAGCTAGCACCGGTTGACTTAACAGGACAAAATCTTGAAGATGAGCTGGAGTATACTGCAGAAAACGCACTGTACTTGATGAAAAATTCCAGTAACTTTGACGCATTTATTAGTGAACAGGTATCAGACTTGGGAAACTTTTCCACGAGCAGCAACAAACGCTAAGCGAGCTGCTCACTAACTACATGCAAAACTCCAGTGTTGGTATGACCAAAGACCAATACTACGAGATGTGTGAAGCACTTGGTACTGAACCGCTTGAGCATGAAGTACCAGTGGAGTTAGAAGATTTTCCAATTGAAATGCAGCAAGCATTTGCAGTGTACCGAATGTTACGAGATGAGTGGGATAGTATGAGTGGTCTTTACCTAGGCAAAAGCCTAATAGGTATCACAGAAGTATTGTCAGCCACAGAAATCGAAGCAGAAGACACTAAGTTTATTACTATGTTAGTTAGGTTAATAGACTATGTTCGTGCGCAAGAAATAAACACCAAAAAAGCAAACCAAAAACCCGCGACTTAAAACCTCGCGGGTTTTTTGCGTTAAAAATTTTTTGGTTTGACACTGGAATGGTTACATGATATAATGGTCTGTAGCAAAAATTGATGCAATTTTAAAAGCCAATAGTTCTAAGTAAAGGAGCAATAATGGCAACAGTAAAAATTAATTTAAGTCTTGAAGATACTAGTAATAGTGTTAAAGCACGTAAAAAAGACGTTGAAGATTTAAACAAAGAATTAACAAAAACAAAACAGCTTAGTACTGGAACTCAAAGTGGTAGTCGAGCTGTAAAAGCAAGCCTTACGCCTGGTATGGGCGGAGAAGGCACAGAGTATGGTCGAGCTCGTGGCGGTATGGGTGCCACAGGTGCAGCAGGCCGTGACTTTGCTAACCAAGCGCAAGGCTTGGGCGGATTAGTTCGCCTATATGCAACATATGCTGCCAACGTATTTGCAGTAAGTGCTGCTTTTAATGCACTGTCTCAGGCAATGAATACCACTAACATGGTAAAAGGTTTGGATCAGCTTGGTGCAGCCAGTGGCGTAGCTTTAGGCAGCTTAGCTAAACGATTTGAGCAAGCTAGTGGCGGTGCTATTAGTTTGCGTGAGAGTATGGAAGCCACAGCCAAGGCTGTTTCAAGTGGGCTATCGCAAGCACAGTTCTTGAAACTTGGTGAAGTAGCTAAAAAAGCTTCTCAGGCACTTGGCGTAGGCATGAGTGATGCAGTTAGTCGTCTAACACGCGGTATTACTAAACTAGAACCTGAATTGCTGGACGAATTGGGTATTTTTACCAAAGTTGGTAAAGCCACAGAAGACTATGCTCGTAGTGTTGGTAAAAGCGCAAATGCACTAACAGACTTTGAACGTCGTCAAGCATTTGCAAATGCTGTGCTAGCTGAGGGAGCCCAAAAATTTGGTGAAATTAAGATTGATACCAATCCTTACGATAAGTTACTGGCTACATTAAAAAACGTAGCTCAAAGTATTGGTGAAATAATTAACGTGGCAATTGTTCCGCTTGTAGGCTTACTAGCTTCTAGCCCTGCAGCCCTTACACTTGGTATCGCTGCACTTGGTTCTATGATTGTCAAGCAAGCAATTCCTGCTATTGGCGAATATCGTAAAAGTCTAAAAGAGGCTGCGGAAGTGTCTAAGGGGTTAGCAGATGAAAAGTTAAAGCGCGCAGTGTCTGCTGCTGAATCTCGTCGTCAAGATATTGAAGCTAGGTCTCAAGCTTCTGCTGAAGCGGCCGCAACAAAGCTAGGCGATTTAGAAAATAAAATACGAGAACAAGCCAAGGGGCGGATTCGTAAAGATGTAGCAGCTATTATATCAACACCTAATATACTTGATATAAAAGATACTCAAGTAGATAAATTGGATAATATCAGTAAAAAGTTAAAAAACCAAGATAATATATATAAGCAATTAGCCAGTACAATACGAGAAGCAAAACAGGCAGCTTTAGATAATATTAAAGTACAGGACAAACTAGAAGCAGAACGTAAAACCGAACCCGGAAAAGCCTCTACCATAGGCGTGTTACGTGCTGATGCAGAGCGTCAGCGAAAAAGTGCTGCTGGTTCTGCTATTATTAGCAAAGCCGGAGATACTGCTGCTATTGATGGATTCCGTGTGGCTTACGCGGAAATGATCGAACAGATTAAAACTGAAAAACTTGGTAAAGTACGCGGAGCTATAACCGGTATAGCTGGAGCAGCTAATGCAGCCATTACTCGTATAGGCGGACTCGTCAGTGCTTTTAGTGGCTGGATAGCAGTAATTACAGCAGTTATTGGGGCTTACCAAATGTTAAGCGGATTACTATCTAGTAATGCGGCAGAACAAGAAAAACTAAATGAAACATTAACTAACGGAACAGAAGCCGTCAAAGCTTTAAACTTAACTTACGATAAGTACCGTACTAGTTTAAGCAGTGATGCTATTATTGCTACTGCAACTGCATTTACAAATCTAAGTGACAATATAGGATCTACAGTAAAAGCTCTTCAAGAAGCCGACGCTAAGTCGGGAGTGTTTGATCGATTTATTGATGGTATAAAATCTGTGTTTGGTCAAGACCTAAAATCAGATTTTGAGCGAGGCATTGCTTTTCAAGTATCGGAAGGTTTAAAAGGCATCACCGACCCTAAACTTAAGAAAACCGCAGAAAATAAACTAAAAGAACTACTTGGCATACAAACACTAACAGCCAAAGCTATTAGCGGAGCACTAGACGATATTGACAAGTCCGAGATTATTGCCAAAGGTGAACAAATTGCCAAAGTGTTCGATGCAGCAAGCCGTGCCGGACAAAAAACAGCAAATACCTTGAGTGCAATAAAAGACGGTTTTACTGCACTTGACCGATCATATACAACCTTATCTAATTCAATAACTCAAAAAGATCCGCTAACAGACTTTGGCAGAGAACTTGCAATGCAAGGTTTTAACTTAGCCGAAGCGTTTAAGGATCCTGTGGCAAGTGTAAGCGCACTTCGTGATATCTTAACTGATGTTAGTAAATTAAAGCTACTGTCTCCTGAATCACAACAGATTTTAATACAAAGCAAGGACGCATTTCTATCTTTGGCTAATTCTGCTGAATTTTATGAAAAATTAATAGTTGAATCAGAAAAACGCGTAAAAGGTCTAGAAAAGCAACGCGATAGTAGACTTAATAAAGCCCCTATACAAAAACAGCTTGATCGTGAACAATCCGACCTTGCCCGTTTCCGTGATAGATTATCAGATACTAAGTCAGGGCTACAGGTAATTTCCAAAGAGTTTGCACGTGCTAGTGAAGAATCAATCAAAAAAGGCTTTGAATTAGTAGAAGGAAGCTTTTCCAGAGCTCTAGCAGCCGGAGTTTTAAATAATCAAAAAGCTTTGCTGGATTACTTACCTAAAACAGAGGGTACGCTGTCTCTGGGTGTGTCAATAGAAAATCAAAAACTTGAGCTACAAAAACAAGAAATATTGGAAACTCAACGTCTAATTAAAGAAATGGAACTGTTGCCTATACGCCTTGAAAAGGCATTGCTAAGTGCTGATATAGAAAAACTTCTTTTAACTGAAACTTCCGGACCAGTCAGACAAGCGGCTAGGGATAATCCAAGACTAAAAGAGCTAGAAAAACGTGAAAAAGTATTAACCAGTAAAAATATATCAAAAGGTATTAGCAGCGGTGAATTTGAAAAAACTCCAGAAACGTTAAAAGCTTTGCAAGATCAACAGGGTACTTTTGCAAAAATAGCAGCTATATCTAGTCAACAGCAGATGAACCTTGTTAAAACACAAGCAGATACAGTTGCTGCACAGTTTGCCAAAACAAAAAATGAAATAGATAATGAACTAAAGCAAGCTATACAAGATCGCGAAACTTACTTAAAAGGTGACGGGTTCCGCAGAGATACCTTAGAAGAGCAGCAAGACACTATTGCCGCATATACAGCCAACGAAGCAAGACTAAATAAGCAAATATCACTACTGGGCACCCAAGAACAAATAGCTGTTTTTACAAAAATACAAATAGAAGCTCAAGGCAAAGGGTATAAAGAAATAGCCAAACTAGCAGGCAGTGCTGTTGAAACAGCAAAAACTCAGCTGGGAATATCTTCTGGTCTTATTGATGCCTCGAACGAAACTAACAAGAATGAAACTGACAGAAAAAACAATCTTGATAGTCAATTAGAAATAATGAAACTTCAAAACATTGCGCTAGAACGTGATACAGCACTAACAAAAATTACCGGAGATACTGAGCTGGCTTTGTTAGATATACGTAAACAAGAATTACAGCTAGAGTACGAAAAGGGTATGATTACCTTAGATAATTATAACCAACAGCTAAACTCTTTGGGCCAAATTGATCGTGCAAAACAGCGTGAAGCCAAAACAACTGCACTTGTGCAAAAATATACTGTAGATATGCTTGCGTATGCAAAAGAGTTTTCAAGTGCTACAAAAGCTCAATTACCCGAAATATTGGCAAGATACAATGCAACAAACACCGTATACCAAAAAGAGCTAGAGGGTATCAACAAAGTGTATACAGCAACAGAAGCACTTGCTGAACAGCAACGAGCATTACCACAACGCCAACAAGCATACGCGGAACTATTTACAAGTGCATTTAAATCAATGGAAGATGCAATTGTGGAGTTTACCCGTACAGGTAAACTAAGCTTTAGCTCTATGATTGAGAGTTTTATAGAAGGCTTATTACGTTACGAACTTCAGCAACAACAAGCAATGTTATTTAAAGGGCTGGGTGGAGCTTCAGGTATAGTTGGAGCAGGTATGAACCTGCTAGGTCTTTCTAGTGGCGCTTATGGAAGTGGATATACTGCCGCGCAACTAGCAACATTACCAATGGCCAAAGGTGGAGCTTGGGACTACGGAGTTCAAGCATTTGCCAAAGGCGGTGCATTTACCAACCAAATAGTTGACTCACCCACACTGTTTAAATTTGCCAAAGGCACGGGTTTAATGGGCGAAGCCGGCCCAGAAGCCATTATGCCCCTAAAGCGTGACAGCAACGGCAACCTTGGAGTTAGTAACCCCGGTGGTGGTGGTAATGTTGAAGTGGTTGTCAACAACTATTCAACAGCACAAGCCGAAACACGTGAAACAACCGACTCGCGCGGTAATCGTCGTATTGAAGTTGTGGTTGGCGACATGGTTGCACAAGAAGTGGCTAAAACTGGTTCCGCAACACAAAATGCATTCTCTAGTACTTATGGTACTAGACCTGCCCTAGCAAGGAGATAAAATATGGCAATTCCAAACTGGCCAACAGCAGGCAACTTTCCGCAAAGCCCCCAAAAGGGGTTTTCGGAAAGCATTGGTGTTAACGTAATACGAACTCAAACCGACATGGGTCCGGCAAAGCAACGCCGCCGAAGCAAGCGTCCAAGTACCATGGACGTTAGCTTTATACTAACCACAGCTCAAACTCAAACACTAGAAACTTTTATCAACAATGACTTGCAGGGAGTAAACCGATTTAAGTTTACTCACCCACGTCTTTATACTACTATCGATGTTCGCATTGTTCCACAAAGCGATGGCGAATTTTTTAAACTGCAGTACCTTGCACCAGGCTACTGGCAGACTTCCCTTAAACTAGAAGTGTTACCATGAGCAGAATAAGCACATTAAGCGCAGCGGCCGTTCGTGCAATGTTTTCGTCAGAAACGTCGGAAACATTAATAATGCTGCTTACTATTTACGATCCTGATACCAGTACTACCCCAGTATTTCGTTTCGCTGATAGTTATACTGGCAGATTAGCTAGCCTAACCACAGACGCAGAAATTGTATATGGTGTACCAAGCCGTGGTCAAAATTATGTGTTCTTGCCAATGAACCTAAACTTGCCTGCTGAACAAGACACAGGGGTTGGTACTTGCTCACTTACCTTACAGTACGTAACACGCGAAGCAATTGAACTTATTCGCACAGAATTAACAAAACCTGTGCGAGTAGGTATTGAACTTGTATTGAGCGGTACGCCCAATACTGTGGAAGCAAGTTTTCCTGGCTTTTATATTACATCAGCTACGTATAATGCGGATGCGATTACTTTTGAGTTAACAATGATTAACTTATCACGTGAACCATTTCCGTGCTATAATTTTATTCCCAGCTACTTTCCAGGACTATTCTAATGGATTACAACAAGTACATAGGGTTACCCTACAAAGACAATGGCAGAGACACAAGTGGCGTAGACTGCTGGGGCTTAGCCAGACTATTTTATCAGCAAGAACTTGGTATTGAATTACCAAGCTATACGGAGCTGTATGCTGGAGCACACGACCCGCAAGTTTCACAAGCCCTTGACGCCTACAAAGATTCGTGGCAAGTTGCTGAGTATGGTGTGGCAGGTGACCTGTGCTTGTTTAATATTTATGGTGAACCAGCACACGTGGGTGTGTACATTGGTGAGCGTAAGTTCCTGCACGCTCGCGAGGGCCGCGATAGTGTAGTAGAGTCATTGGACAGTGCGCAGTGGTCAAAGCGTTTTGCAGGATTTTACAAGTATACTGCAAAACCATCTGCTATTCAACTAACCGGAGTACCACATCCGCTGCAAACACAGGTCTTATACGACTGGACTGTGGCAGGTACCACCGTACAAGACTTAGCCAATTTTGTAAAACAAAAGTATAGTGTAAGTGAGCGACTGGCCAGCAAATTGGTTATTTTAATAGACGGAGTACCTATTGCACAGGACCAGTGGGATAGTACTGTGTTACTGGAAGGCCAGACAGTTGCCTACAAGTGCGTAGCCGCAGGTGGCAATACCACAAGATTGCTGCTAACATTAGCTGTTGTAGCAATAGCTACTTATGTTGCAGGCCCTGGTGGGGGTGCCAAAGCACTTAGCGCAGCAACAGGGTTTTCTACTGCAGTATCTACAGCTCTAATAGTAACTAGCGTTAACATGGCCGGCATGGCATTAGTAAACGCTATTGCGCCTGTGCGTATGCCGGGTCAAGCACCTGACCCTGGCAGCGCAGCAGGCCTAAACTTGTTTACGGGTGCTAGCAATCAGGCAAGTCGTTTTGGCGCAATTCCCGTGGTGCTGGGAAAAATGCGCGTTACAGGCGTACTTGGTGCCACTCCTTATGTGGATACTCTAACTGACACAAGCTTGTTAAACTTGTTAATTGTGTGGGGCTACGGTCCACTAAAAGTAGACGATATTTGTGTGGGCACAAACCCAATCAGCAACTACTACAACAAAAAAGATGATGCTGACCTAGAATTTGCACAAGATATTCCACTGCCTGTTACATTATACGGTAACGCAACCGATCCAGGTAGCGCTGCAGAAATTGCATTCAACAAATTGTACGGCCGTGATGTTGAACAGCAGCAAGTTAATATTCAGCTTGTAAACAACTCTGAAGATGGTAATCCTTGGCAAGAAGTAGCTTTTGCACAAGACAATACCACAGCAGTTGACTTAGCTTTTACTTTTCCAGAAGGCATGCGTCAACTGGTAATCAGCGGAGATGCCGCAGGTGCTATACAGCAAGCCACAGCAGCAGTTGAAATTCAACTACGTAAGAAAAAATCTGATGGAACTTGGCCAGCCTGGGCTCCTAGACCAAGCTATGCTTTTGGTGACTATAGTGCACAAACACCCAACTCTGTGGCCTATAGTGACATATTACTTCCTATTCCTGATAGATTTAGTACTCAAGAAGGCATCTACAAAACTTTAACTCAACGACACGTGTATGCACTAAGCGACACCGGTACAATAGTTAAGTTTAGTGGTGCGGTAGCCGATGACTATACTAGTATAAGCGCCGAACTATTAGCAGAATATAAATCTGGCAGCTATGCTGGATTAGCTGGCAATGATGCTGATCAAACAACTTATACCATAAATCCAGTATTACCCTTAAACGGATATAAAAAAATATGTACTGTAATACAGCAAGGCGGTAGTTTATTTAGTATAGAAAACCACCTGTCTTCGTATACCGGTTACTACGGGCTTGAAGCTACCGCTACTCAACTAAATATATTTAATAGCTATAGTGGAGGAGACGAAGGAGGTAATTTTTATCTCGTAAATAACGGTATAAAAGTAGAAATTAAAAGTGGTGCAATATACGCACTAACTAGTAATCAACCTGTAGCAGGTCAGTCTGTTGTTGTGTTTAATCGCAGCAATCTTACAACTTATGGAGCAGTTGCAGCCAACAGTGACAGAGCTTGGTCTAAATTCTTGCAAGAAAACGCAGTATGGTCACCAGGGTCTAGCCCTACATTTGATATGACTGTAAATGTAGAGTTTCCATATACTGGATACTACCATGTTGAAGCCAGTGCAGACGATGAAGGCACTGTGTACGTAGACAACCGCCAAGTTGTTGGAATACCAATTCCTGGATTTGCAAGCACCGTTAGTAACTTAGTGTATTTAGAGGCAGGTACTTATCCTGTTAGAGTTTTTGCAAAAAATAGTGGTGGTCCGGCCGGAATAGCTTGTACTATTACTTTTAATGAAAACGGTGGCCTAAATAATCTACCAACGCCAGACACTATTTTGGTATTTGGTACTCCTGGATTTTATCACAAACGCAAAGATGCTTTTAACTTTGTTTACAAGATCAAAAACTTGCCACAAGGATTTTACGAAGCACGAGTACGTCGTGTAAATGACGATGTAACAGAGCCCGAAAGTTCTCTGAGAAATTATAATAAGGTTGCACTACTAAGTGCTACAGCCTATGGTAATGCAATTGACCCGATTACTAACCTGCCGCAGGGGCCAATTAATAAAATACCAAACACTAACTTAGCAAAAACAGCTATACGTATACAAAGTACCAGCAAAGCCAACGGTAGTATTGATGGTGTAAATGCCTTAGTACAAACCATATGCCCAGACTGGGATCAGTATATGGGGTGGACTCCCAAAGCTACAAGTAATCCTGCTAGTTTATTTGTTTATGTACTAACACATCCTGGCAATGCTTACCGCATTAAAGCACAGGATGTTGAGTCTCAAATAGACTTACCAACAATACAAAATTGGCATGGGTACTGTAAAAATCGCAAGTTTGAGTTTAATAGCGTAATTACGCAAACTCAAAGCGTAATGGACGTATTACGAGATATTTGTGCAGCAGGTAAAGCTAGTCCAAGTTATGTTGATGGTAAGTGGACTGTTGTGGTTGACCAAGCTCGTCCATATGTTACACAGCATTTTACACCTCACAATAGTTGGGGCTTTGAATCTACCAAATTACTACCAAGGCTGCCGGACGCGTTCCGCGTTACTTTTGCTAACAGCGACAAAGCCTATCAAGCAGATGAAATTTTAGTATTTAATTTTGGCAAAACCAAAGCCACAGCAGAAGTATTCGAAGAACTTAGTCTGCCTGGTGTAACCAACGCCAAGCAAGCAAAACACCTAGCCCGTTGGCACTTAGCACAAACAAAGTTACGTCCTGAAGTCTATACTCTTAACGTAGATTTTGAGTACTTGGTGTGTAACCGCGGAGACCTAGTGCGTGTAGCTCATGATGTGCCTCTTTGGGGTACCGGCACAGGACGTATTGTAAGTGTTAGTGGAAGCACTATAACACTAAGTGAGCCAGTTTATCTAACTACTGGCACACAGTATCAGATACGTATTCGTACTAATTCACCATCAACTCTGCCTGGTTCAGAAAATAGTGAAACATATTTTCTAAATCCAATCAGTGCTTCCGGAACATACACTACTCTTACAGCCAGCCAGGCTTTTGGCGATGCTGTGGAATCGGATAACCTGTATATGTTAGGTGAAATAGGAAAAGAATCTCAAGAACTTGTGGTACTATCCATAGAGCCCAGCGATAATACCAGCGCACGTTTAACACTAACAGACTACAGTCCAGAAATTTATACCATAAACATGAATTCGGACGACGATCTTCCAAGCTTTGATCCTAACATTAGTGGTGGCAGCAATCAATCTGTGCTGAATACTATCACACAGGCACCCGTTATTGTTGGAGCCAGCAGCGGCAGTAGCCTAGCCGAAGAAATTGCCACTGGAACGTTTCAAAACGTATTGTTAATAAGTTTTGGTAATGTACCAGCATTAAGCGAAGCAGCGCAAAAAATTCAAGTTCAAGTTGTGCTTGGCGACAGCGACTTTAGTTCTGGAAGCTTATTTGGTACTTACCTGCTGGATAAATCCACAGGCAGCTTAAGTTTAACAGGCCTAAAGACTCTTACTATTTACAAAATTCGTGCACGTTATATAAATGCAACAGGCTCTATAAGTGGACCTTGGAGTCCTATCTTCTACACTACTTCCACAGGTAAGGTAGACAACGACTATATTGTGGACTCGCTGATAGTCGAGCTAGAAGATATATTTATTACTGCAATACCTGCTACCACACTGGATAAACCAGCAGACTTTAAAACTTTTGAGTACAGGTTGTACAAAGACACTGGCAACGAAGATTTCTGGGAACTTGATCCAGCCACTAATGGAATCCTTGTAGTACAAACAACCGATGTTGCAAGATTTAACTTGTTAAACGTACCACAACCAAGAATTTCTACTGCGGGTATAACATATCGAGTAGCATGCAGAGCCTTGGATAACAACAACAACTATAGCGCACAAAGTGCTTTGGGTACAATAGTTATTGCAACTATTAAATGAAAGAGATAATATGACAACATCAGCTGTGCTATCGCCAGGGATTAAATCCCTGCACCTTAGCTTAGATACTCCTGTTGACCTCGTTACCGGAAAGGTCCGTCGTGACCTTTCTGGTATTCGTGTTTGGTATTCTACACAAAGCGGATTCAATCCCAATAATAGTGAAGGAACCCAAGCTTTCAACGGTCTCAGTTCAGATATCACTATCAGTAACTTATTGGAAAGTACTCAGTACTTTGTTAGATACGCATTTATTAGTGCTATAGACCCTACTGTTTACACAATCTCACCACAGCTATCGGCACTAACTTACGACGAAAACGTCAGCGTTTACGGAAGTTTAACTAATCCAAGTAGTATAATTCAAACAAATAATGCTGGAACTAATGGTGATTATACTGTAGCAGGCGGCGTATTCAAAGTATACAAGTACAGTACTGAAGTTACTGGTATGGGGGTTGAGTATGCGCTAGAAAGTGGCACTATAGTAGGTGGCCTGGCAGTAAGCATTAATCCAAATACTGGAGCATACGCTGTAACTGGCTTAACTGATGACTATGGTTCAGTTATCTTGTCTGCTACATATGACGGCGTTACTATTCAAACCACACTGGTAGTAATTAAAGCTCGTGCTGGTGTGGACGGTACTAATGCGCAGCTATTAACAATTAATGCTGAAGGCACAGCCTTTGTGTTTAAAGATGCAGCAGCTAGCTCCAGCGACACTGCTAAACTAACGCTAATTGCCAACCTTAAAAATGTAACTGGCACAGTAACCTGGACAGCAACCGCTTTTAATGTTAATAATGTAAGTTTAGGTCCTATTACTTTTACCCAAACAGGTAACGCAATTGATATTAGTGCACAACAATTTAATCCACCCGCTTATGCTAACACAGTTGCTTATGTTACGGTAACTGCTAGTCGTGTACTGCTATCAGACACAGTTACACTATATCGTATTAACAACGGCACAGATCAGATAATTCTTGAGCTTACCAACGAGTCGCATACTATTCCTGCTTACTATGACGGAACTACCGTACCTGCTAGCTATATTGGTAGTGGTACAGAAATACGTGTAAAACAAGGCAATCAATATTTAACTGTTGATAACACAGTACCATACGCGCCAGGAACTTGGACAGTTACTGCTGCCAACGGTGTAAATATTACACCAGACACAACACCTGGTATTTTTAGCAGCTACATTAACTATGACACTCATAGTAACATGACAGCTGATCGTGCATACATTGACTATACTGTAACAGGTACCAGCTTAACTGGTGCGCCGTTTTCAATCTCACGCCGTCAAAGTTTTGCAAAGTCAGTGGCAGGTGAGCCAGGTGCAACAGCTACCCTAGTTAGATTAACTACTACTGAGCTGGTATTTATTAAGTTCAAGGATGGTACTTATAGTTCAAATAGCGTTACCATATACGCTAACACTCAAAATATTCCTACACCAGTATTTGTATGGGACGACGGTATTAACCCACCAGTTACCAAAGACAGTACTGTAACAGCCAGTGCAAATCAGTTTGTATTTAACCGTCCAGCGGAGCTGGGTGTTTACACAATCACAGTAAGTGTAACGGACAAGACTAATACCGCACTGGGTACTGCTGTGGATTCTATGTCCATTGCTTTTATTGAAGAGGGCAGTGATGCCTACACGTTTCTTTTCAAAGATCCTGTAGCACAATTGAGTGCCAATAGTCTTGGAATCGTCGAAGGCGGCGTTACCAGTGTTGTAAACCACATTATTGGGGCACAAGGTATCGCACTGCTAGTGCCTGGTGTGGACATTGTATACAGCATAGACAGCACAGAAAACTGTACAGCTACATTGGGTATCGTAACTGGAACGTGGAACCAGCAATTTACAGTTAGTGGAGCATTTTTTACAAATGCCAGCATTACATCAGCCAGCGTAACCATCAAGTGCCAAGTGCCTGGCGGTATATACTACTTGATGAAAACTTCCTATGCAAAAGTACGCAAAGGTGAAACCGGTGCTGCCGGAGCTGCTGGAGCCAATGCCGTTTTTGCAGACTTGTTAAGTGAAGCAGATGTTGTCACCACACTAACAGACGGTACTGGATACACACTGCCTAGTGGTAATGCCCTGCAATTATACAGCGGGGGTACACTGGTTACTACGGGCGTTACTTATGGTGGCGGTGCTACTAAGAATGGTCTAACACTTGCTATTAATGCAACTGGTGCGATCACACTAAGTGGTGCTGCTTGGACCAGCAATCAAGAAACTTTTAACGTAACAGCAACACTTGCTGGCACAGCTTATACTGCAATCTATACAATTGCAAAATCAAAAGCCGGTAGCGATGCCGTGTTTGTAGACTTGTTAAGTGAAGCAGAAGTGGTTAACAGCGCAGCTGATGGTACTGGATACACCCTACCAACTGGCAATAGCATGCGCCTATTCAAAGGCGGTGTGCAAGTAACTAGTGGAGTCACCTACAGTGGCGGTGCCTCACAGAATGGCTTAACACTGGCAATTAATAGCAGCACTGGAGCAATCACACTGAGTGGTGCAGCCTGGACTAGCACCAAAGAAACATTTACATTAACTGCTACTTACAGTGGTGTAGCGTATACCTATACCTACAAGATTACCAAAGCTCGTCAAGGAACCACAGGTACACCAGGTACACCTGGAACTAATGGAACCAACGGTACAAATGGAACTAATGGAACCAATGGCGTAAACGCAGTAAAGTCCACAAGCGGATATATCTACTATACTAGTTCAACTGGCAGTAATCCAGGTACCCCAAGTGCCAGTAGTTTTAACTTTACCAACGGTAGTTTTACAGGTCTAACTGCTGGCTGGAGCACTACCATTACCATGACAGGTAACGGAACTTACTGGGCAACACGTTATGTGGTAACAGAATCAGCCTTTGGCACTAACACCGGAACACCTAGCTTTGGTACGCCTTTTAATCACCAAAATTTTACTGGACTAGTAACTTTTACGGATCAGAGTAGCGCACTAAGTGGTTATGCTACTCAAACTTATGCTACTAATCAAGCCGATGCTTATGGTAGTTATTATGGTAACTATTACGCTAATGGTGTTAAAAACGGACTAGCAACTCAAAACTACACAGCTATTCATGGCGGTAATATTAGTACAGGTACGCTAACAGCAGATCGTATTCAAGCAGGTAGTTCAAATATTTCTAACAATACTGAATTTGCTTTTGGTACAGGAAGCGTTATTGCAGGTATTGCTACAGTTGGTTATTTTAAGAGCCAAAATTCAAGTGTTCTAGGGCTTGGGGTACTATCGAGCGGTAATATAGCATTTGCTGCAAGTACTGTGTATGCAGGATCCGCTGGTGGTTTTGGTAACCGTAACGGTGTTGGTATTGGTATTGATGATATTAGTAGTGGTTATAATAAAACTATGGCTAATTTTGCTGCTGCTACAATGGCTGGGTTTTTTCAAAAGCGTAGTCAAGGTGGTACTGCAAATATTATGTCTCAAGACGGCAATACCGAAGTATTTGTAAAAGTAGCTTTTAATGAGGGCGGAGGTAACGTTGCACTTCAAGCTTTAAATTCTGGAAATGGCTATTACGCCAATCTTGGAACACCCTCTCACGCTTTATATGCAAATGGACCAGTAAGCCCTTTTACCGGAGCACACGATGGGTTATTAAACAAATTAGTAACACCTACACCAGGTGACATTATGGTAGACCTTAATATTATTGCCAGCAAAGGTGTCTCAGATAGTATAGCAACTATTGAGCTATCTAGCAGAAGCAATCAACCGGCAGCAATTGGAATATACGTAGATACCTCTAGTCAAATACCCGTACCACTGCTTATTACAGTAGAAGAAGCCACAGAAGGAATAGACGGTCCTAGTACAACAACTGTACAAAAATTAAATCCAATATATGAATCACTGGTTGAAACGCATAACTATGTAATTATAAACTCACTTGGTGAAGGTCAGATCAACGTATGTGGTGAAGCCGGCACAATTGAGCTTGGCGACTTAATTGTTACTAGCTCTGTACCTGGCAAAGGTATGCGACAAAGCGACGACATTGTGCGATCAACTACAGTTGCCAAAGCTCGTGAAACTGTTACGTTTGATTCACCCACCCAAGTCAAACAAATAGCTTGCATTTACCTGTGCGGCTAACACCAAACTTAAAAATACCTGTCCAATGGGCAGGTATTTTTTTGTGTTGACAGTTATATGCCTCTGTGCTATAATATACCAAAATGTCCGCGAGCTCCCAATTTTTAGGTTAAATCAGAGTTACGTTGAATAAAATCAGTTAAATATACTAAGTGGCGGTAAGTATTACAGCCAGTAATAATAGGGAGTACTAACTTATGTTGGAGTCTAATTTTGAGCAAACCTTACAAGCCGTCAGCCTGGTAGCATTAGCAGTAATGGGGGTTTTTATTGGTGTGCAAAAAATCTTAAAGAATTGGCGAAGTACTGAAGCAGAGACTTCGCTTATAACACTTATGCACACAGAGCTAGAGCGCATTAACGAGCAGAACACTAAGCTTAGCGTAGAACTAGGCAGGTTGCATATAGAAATAATTGCTTTAAATAAAGAGTTGCAGAAACTAACAGTTGAAAATCAACACCTACGAAACGAGGTTTGCGCCCTTACTCAAGAAGTAAGCAACTTCAAACAATTGTCGGTGGCACAGAAAGGCAAAATATATGCAGCCAGCAAAACTTAATTATAAAATTTACCAAGGCAGCACCTTTGAAGAAATGTATCGCTGGGAATCTGAAACAAAAGTTTATGTACCCATTCAAGCAGTTTCAAAAAGCGCACCTTGTGTAATAACTACTACGCAACCACATGCACTACCACAAGGTTGGAGGTTTCGTGTGATAGGTGCAGGCGGTATAAAAGAACTTAATAGTATTGGGGACAGTTTTTACTTAGCCACAAGCGTAACCGCAAGCACCGTTACCATTAATCAAACAAACAGCCTACAGTACACAGCTTATACCGGCGGCGGTGTCATAGAATACAATCAACCTGTTCCACTAGGCAGCTATAGTGCACGTATGCAGATTCGTGAAACAGTAGACAGCCCCACAGTAATATACTCTGGCACCAGCGGCACGGGCGGACACATTAGCTTAGACTTGGTTTCAAATACAATTAATATTCGTATACCTGCTGCAGTAACTCAAAATTTTGATTTTACCACAGCAGTGTACAGTGTTGAGCTGTATGAGGCAGGTGGGTTAGTGATTCCGTTTTTAGCTGGTAACCTAACACTAGTGCCGGAGGTTACAAGATGAATCGAATTGTTGTAGTAGACGAAAACCAAACAGTAGTCGTACAAGCAAACGTACCCAGAACTATTGTAACAGGTATGATGGGACCCAGAGGTGCTGCTAGTTTTGCAGAGTTGCAAGACATTGATTTAGCACAACTAGGGCCCGGATCATTATTAGTATATAATAACCAAACGCAGAGATGGACTGCAACCACACTCCTAGACCAGCAAACGGTTGAGTCTGGACAATTTTAAAGGAAAAAGAACATGGCTTCTATTTTAAGAATAAAACGCAGTGAGGTTAGTGGCAACCCAGCTGTATTAGGTGCAGGTGAACTTGCATACTCAGCACTAGCGGATAATGGTTCCAATGGTGGTGATCGCTTATACATTGGTATGGGCACCGAAACCGCAGGAAACGCCGTTAATCGTATAGTAATTGGCGGTAAATATTTTACTGACTTAGTTACTGCCGCAACTCCGCTGAACACTGCTTCAACTCTTGTTCGTCGTGATGCTACCGGCAGCATTGTGGTTAACGTAACAGGTGC